TATCCATCTTACTGTTGGCGAACTTGTTCCAACCATTTATTCAAAAAGTAAGCAAGCAGTGGTTAGCGGATTTGTCCTTAAAGGAGACAAAGAAAAGGGAAAGCAAGATGCAAATATTCAATCTTCCCGACCATTAGCCCCGCTAAATGCTGATGGAATAGGCATTTTTAAAGGAGACAAATTAATCACATGGGCGGAGGGAAAAACTGCCAGAGGGATTAATTGGATACTAAACAATATTCAATCAACAGTTATGGCTGTTGACTGGAAAGATAAGAAGGATGCATTTGGCATAACCATTAATCTTTCTAAATCTAAAGTTTCGGCAAATGTGAAGAACAACAAACCTCATATTACCGTCCATATTGATGCGGAAGGAGGTATTACAGAAGCTGACACATTTCTAGACCTTTCAAAAGCCGAAGAACTGATTAAAGTACAAAATGCATTGAGAAAAGAAATTAAGAAAGAAATAGAAAACTCTATCCAATTTGCTCAAAAACATAAAGCCGATGTATTCGGATTTGGAGAAAAAATAAGCCACGTTGATGAGGATTATTGGAAAAAAGTTGAAGATGTCTGGAATGAGGAGATTTTCCCAAATTTAGAGGTAAAGGTAGAAGTCAATGCCTTCATAAGGAGAACGTATTTAATTTCAAAACCATTTTTATATGAGCATAAAGGGAATGACTAAACATGGAAAACGCAAAACTGAGCAGCTATCAATTTTTTGTTATGATTTTACTTTTTGAAATGGGGACGTCTCTTGTCATCTCATTGGGTAGTGATGCAAAACAAAATACATGGTTTTCCATTTTACTCGGATCATTGATCGGTATTCTTTTCTACCATGTGAATTACAAAATTTACACCTATTATCCGAATGAACTTCCTTCTTCTTATTCCAAAAAAATTGTCGGTAAATTTCTTGGAAGCATCCTCGGCTATTTTTACATTATTTATTTTACTTATATATGTGCCAGAGTCACTCGTGATTTTGGAGAACTATTAGTTGCAGTAGCCTATACGCAGACACCACTTTTTATCGTTAATGCGATTATGATTATCCTTTGTGTTTTCGCCGTAAAAAAAGGGATTGAGGTGATTGCTCGAACTGCGGAAATTAATTTTGCCCTAATGTATTTATTTGCAATCACCGGATTAATCCTAATTCTTGTTTCAGGTTTAATTGAATTGGAAAATTTAAAACCTGTTCTTAGGAATAACTGGGGAACAATATTGAGAGTGGTCATCTTAGAAACTGCATTTGTTCCATTTGGTGAAATGATTGCTTTCACATACCTTTTCCCTTATTTGAATTATTCAAAAAACGGTCGCTTTTTAGGTTCCTTTGCAATTTTACTTAGCGGTATAAATTTGAGTATAACGGCGGCAATTAACGTAGCTGTCCTTTCAGTTCCTTTATTTGAAAACACTCAATTTCCGCTTTTATCAACGATTCAATATATTAGTATTGGAAACTTTATCGAGCGTCTCGATATCTTTTTCATCTTTGCTGCCTTTATTGGAGCGTTTTTTAAGATCGTTATTTTTTTTTATGTAGCTGTTATAGCGACTACCGATCTATTTCATTTGAAAGATCATAAAAAAATTGTCTATCCATTTGGTTTAATCGTGTTGTTTTTGTCACAAACCATCGCAAGTAATTACCAAGAACATATTAATGAGGGACTTAAATTTGTTCCTCCTCACTTACACATTCCATTTCAAATAGGAATACCCGTCATTTTGCTGGTAATTGCCTTTTTGAAGAATCGTAAAAAGGAAAAGAATATGAGTAAAACCATGAAGGAAGGGTAAACTCTTTTTCGTTCCAAACATAATTTGCTTGGCGGTGTCCGAATAAATATCACTATCCGGACACCCACATTCTCAAACCTTTCCCCTTTTGTTGAACGGATTGTTTTCAAAAAGACGGCTTTACCCCTATTTATGTTGAACTTATGCTTTCATCAAATACGTGTCATTACCATTCTTTTGTCTAACCCTTATCTTCATCAAATGCGTCTTTCCTACCATATGGAAAAATGGAAAGATCCCTACGAATATGACTTTCTAAACTGTCATTCTCCCCAAGATAAAAATTTTTTTACTTAGAAAAAGTTAACAAAACATCCTTGACTTTTTTCCTTCATTCCCTTATATTATTAAATGTGATTGACAAAAATTATGATTCCGTAGCTCAGCTGGGAGAGCACCACCTTGACAGGGTGGGGGTCGCTGGTTCGAACCCAGTCGGGATCATCAAATCAGCCTTAGAGCCACAAGGGTTCTAAGGTTTTTATTTTTTGCATTCCTATTTATTAAAGTTGATTTGTTGACGAATTGTTGACGAATTTAAATTTCTTTAAATATATGAATTTCATTCGGAATATTCTTTGTCCAATTAAGAAATTCTTTTTTTCTTTTTTCTGAATGAGTGAAAACACATAACTTTGGATTTTGATATTTCATTTTTATCTCCGGCCACATCTCCAAATACTTTTGTATCTTTTTTCGATTATCGACCATTTTCCTTATGTTATCAACTTCATCCATTTCGTTCGAAAAAAGCGTCACAGACGATTTTATTAATTGTCGTGACACTTTCCCGGGCTCGTAGTTTTATCAGGAATAAGGCTACCCTTGAAGATCTTGAGGAATTTAAAAAATTAATTGAAGATCGTGAGAAGGTTTTAAAAAGTAGTACCCCTAGTGAATAAGTGAGGGGAATCGCTCCCCTCTTTTTTATGCCCTTGCTTTTTCTTTTTTCAAACTTTCTATATTCTTCGGGTTTTCATCAATTTTTTCTTCCAGTTTTTCAATTCTTTCAACTAACGGGTCTATTAACACCTTTCTTACATTGTCAGTTATTCTTTTTGTAACAATACCACCCTCGACACGACTCATATAATTATGTGGCCGTGTGCCATCGAAGTAACCTTCTAATGTAACCTCATTCCATTCAGCTTGTCCGAATTGAGGGTTTTCGAGATGATAATTATCCGGCTTATCTACTTTTTTACTAAGCAACGATTTTAATTGATTAATTTGATTTACTAATTCTTCGTACTGACCCACAGTTAACCCCTCCTCTACTGGTTTGATAAATAAGTTGTATTCCGCTTGTCTACGTCTTATCAACCCATTAAGTACTTTACCGCCCGATTTGTTATATAAAAGCATATCTTTTGCAATTTGCGCTAAACTTTTACCGTTACACAATTTTGTTAGATTACCGGGCCCGCAATTGTAGCAAAACGATACAAGTGCATCAAACTGGTTTTGATTGAGTTTAAGTCCTAAATCGTTAACATATTTAACATACTTTTGTATGTCCTTTTCAAATAGTTCATCAGCCTGTGCTTGGGTAATTGTCATTCCTTGTTTAACATCAGGTCCGTAATGCCCATAACCGATAGTCCAATATTTTTCAGTAGGTACAACTTTGTATGCCGTTAACCTACAACCTTCAAACGACTTAATTAAGTTTTTACCAGCATCACCTAGTTTCATTTTTTATCATCCTTTGGCTTTATATATGATAAAGCTTGATTGCTATCCGATAAACCATCTGTTGTTGGGTCCACAATGATTCCAAGCAAAGCCAAAATACTAAGTATTGTTTCTGAGATTGCGGTAACTTGTTCGTTATAAATTGTGATGTTGTAGCCAAATATTTCCGCAACTTGATTTGCTAATACTAATAATAGTGCAATCAAAGACACCCAAAATTGTCGATGCCGTAAACGTACCTTCCAGTTTATTTTCAATTTACACACCTCCTTTCAATACTAACGCCAAAACTGCCCCGATAATGGCTCCAATAACAAGTCTCAATAACCAAGTAGTGTTGTTTTTGATACTTTGCATATCCTCCTTCATGTCTTTTAAACCAGCTTCCGCTACTGCCAACCTTGTTTTTACATCTGTCATATCATATTCTAGTTTTGTTACCCTCTCATCCATCGGCGACCTCCCGAATCAATTAAGTAAAATAAAAAAGAGTACCACAATGGATACTCTAGCAATTTAAAAATCTATGGAACATTTTACATGTGGATCACCACCTAAAATAAAAAGAGCCCTGAAAAGGACTATAAAAACTATCATTATTTTTGAAGATTTATTATTTTTTCTAGAACCCAAAAGCATCTAGTTAACCTAAAAACAACAATAATAATTGACCATAAAGTAATAAATGTCATTAAAGGGACAGGACTGGTATCTTTATCAAATAGAAGACTTAACAGTGATACAAATAAGGAAAGAGCTAAGTACTTACTTGTACTTAAAAAAATCTTAAAAATTAATGGGAAATGTCTACTCTTCTTTAAGTGTTCAATAGCGTTGTTTGTATTCATGGTCAATAATACGGATAGCCCAGTTATAACAAAACCCAGTAGAGCACCGGTAATTGAGGCTGTTGCACCGTAAAATGTGTCACGTATCCCATTAAGATTGTTTACAATATAGTTATTATCGAGCCAAAAATAGGAAATAAACATTACAATACCCAAAAAAACAAAGGATATAAATAACTCGCAACCTAAGAAATGTTTCCTATAATATCCTTTCATCTTTATCAACACCACCTACTAAAAGTGATCTCTCAGTTCCATATATGCCTCATCTATTTTTTCAAACATACTTTCCTTATCGACAGATCTACTTCTTTGACCTAATGCAGCCACTTTCTTTGAAACAATCATTTTATCTTGAAGTAAATCATACCATTTACTTCGTTCATCTGAATTCGATTCCGCATATACTCGCAATCTATTAATTTTTTGCCTATTATCCCCACTGGAAAGTACTTCCTTTAATCTATTTTTTGAAAAAGGTAAGCTAAATCCTTCTCTTTTATATTTCTTTTTACGTAAAATAATTTCAACTGATTCTGCGTCATCAGAGACCTTTGCTGCAGACTCGAATGCGCTATGCAAGTCTCTATCTAGTTCTTCAATAATACTTAATTCATTTCTAGCTATTTCCATTTGGAACAAATTAATCTCACCTACATCTTGAAGTAATGTGTCTAAATCTTGATTTAATATAGGTCTCACATCAATATGTTCAAAAGGACTACTAAAGTTTCTACTTTTCTCCATAAGATAACTACTTAAACTATTAGTCCTTGGCCCATAAAAATTAAATTCAACACCAATTATCTGTTTGTCAGGATAATAAACAAAATGAGTTATTTCAGCCAAACCGCTGTTTATGGGGATATCTAATGGTTTTAATTCTCCTCCAGACTCTATCTCCGGTAAAGCACTGCGGCGAGATAATGCAAATCTCCCTCTAACCCCCAATCCTTCTTCTTTAATATCCACTAAAAAGCTTACATCATTATTTACATAATATTTAAATCTTGATTTAATATGATCACCAATAAAAGGTAATTTTGATATCTGCTCAAGAACTTCAGTAGGTTTACTATGTTTATAAAAATCACTAGAACTTGGTTGTAATTCAAAAATGTCAAAATGGAAAAAATGAATTTTTCTATCTATAGTCTTTGTCTTAGTCATAAGCATTCACCCTTTTAATAATCTTTATACACATCATTTCGACAAAAATAGATAAAATCCTTTTCCATTATCCGCAAAATATGAACATTTTTTAAACTTTAGTTTTCATTTTATTTATGATGCCGTAGTTGTTCACACAACACTAAAATCAGTATGACCTTCTTCAATAAGCGTACCAATTTCAATCGTCATATACCCACCAACTTTCAAAAAATTTGCCCCGATTTAGTTTCGGGGCATAAAAATACACCTTACTGAGTAGGTGTTTCCGTTTGACTGTCAATGATGACGTTATGGATTAACTGGTGGCTCATAATCTCCAGCTAAAAACGCCACTCCGCTCTCGTCTAAAATTTGATATACTTGCGGTTTCAGCGTACTTGGTACTGCTTCAAATTCCAATTTGTCTAAAATAATACGTTGCGCTAATAGTAATGCCATTACTTCATCATCTCCTAATAATTTTATAAAAATTTTAAATAAGAAACGCCTTATCATGAATGTATCGTCAGAATAATTTCTGTTAATACGTCCTCATGAAACTCCGCTCTATCTGCTAATGCTTGATTTTGTGCTTTCAGTAAAGTGTTTTCGCTCTTCAAGGATTCAAATTCTTCTTGTGCCACTTCTACTTTTATTAATGGTATAGGTCTGGGTTCATACGCAAATATTAGAAAATTACCATCAAAAAGATTTTGTTCTTCAACCAATATCATGCCATCTTTTTCATATTCCTCCATCAATAACTCTCTTTCCCCATCTGTATGATATTGAATTTTAATTTCCAACAGTTTCACCTCCTTACCATTCGTTATCCGTTCCCTCTATAACTTGCGGCGGCGCTTGTGCAATAGATACTTTAACTTGTTCCAATCTCGCCCAACCATATTGAAGTGTTCCATGTGCGTTCATTCCCCAAAATTCAATGCGATCTCCGGCGTTATACGTTATATCAACCGTTTTCGTTGGGTATGTAGCGCCTCCACTACCCGAACTATAGTGCGAACCGATTGTGTGTTTTACAACTCCATTTTTATCAACCAATTGTACCTCAAAATAGGATTTCGTTGGAGGATTTCCGCTATCATAATACAACCCATCTTGCATCGTCCCGCGATAATACAATCTCAAACTGCCACCCGAATTACTACTTAATCTTAACCTAAACAAATTTGTTCTTGCTGGAGGATAAAAATTTGTTTTTGTAACACTGTTTAAAGTTTTGTCGATAATAACATAGGCAGCGCCGGCCGATGGTTTACCAATTAAATCAATGCCATTAACTAACTCGGCAAACGTTGCTATATCTCCTGCCTTTGAGAACTGCACTCCCTTGTCAATAATGGCGTTCTCAATGGCTATTTTTCCATTATTGACAGATGACTTTAAATTATCAATCTCAATTTGAACATTACTCCCACCTGTGGTAGAGACATTGGAAGCAGTCATTTCTTCTACACTGATAACACCTTCGGTAACATTTATTCCATTTCCGACCTTTACATGTCCATATTCTTCTTTAGTCGCCCTTTCCTTCAAATGCGCATTAAATTTTTGCTCTAATTCATTAACCGCAGCCACTAAATTACTCTTTTCCTCGGTAGTTAATGATGATGTGTTTCCTATTTTTTCAAGCAGTTCGTTAATTGATGAAACTAAAGCTGTCTTTTCATCTGTGTTTAAATCTGGTAAATTACCGACCGAATCTGATAATCTTATTAATTCTGTATCAATTGTATCTGCATTATCGTTTAAGTCAGTAATATTTACATAATCATTTAAATCCGGTTTTTTCAATTGATAATTTGGTGTATTTTGCATTAACTCACCTCATCCCATGTTTGTATGTCATTCCAACTTTTATTTTGGAGATTCCCCCAAGTTTGGTTTCTTAAAAACTCCCAGGTATTAAAAGTATAAGTAAATGTCAGTTCCAAATGAGCAGGGGAGATAATATCCAATGCTTTTTTTAGTCCGTCCATATTGTCCGGAATACCTTTGGTACCAACGAATTTAATCTCAAATATACCAGGTGTTGATGTTTTGTTAATTTCAACTTCTCCATTTGAATAAGCTGATGCAACATTTTTTATTGTTTCTTCTGTTGTTTGGTCAAAGCTTGCACGATTCCTAGATGATATTTGTTCTCTCCGCTGGTCGTATCGCAAACCCTTAACCGTTTGAATCCCCAAATCACGCTCGTAAATGGGAAGAGATTCAACAGCAGTATCAAGGAAGATATTTCTATCTGCAACTTCTAAAGATTGTTCTAACCCCCTGAATTCGCGGTCATAGGCTGTTAATACTTCGCTCAATAGATCTGACTTACGTTCATAAATTGGGAGATAATCGACCATATCACTTTTATAATCTCTTTCAGATACCACTATGTTGACAATCATATTTGTGTTGGCCGATATGATTGTAGGAGAAAAAACAACTTTTATTCCCTGTATATCACTTTCGGTTAATATTTCATTTGCTGTCTTTGAAAATTTAACGATAACTCCTTGTATATCTTGCTCGGTTTCGGCTTCCATTAATGCCAAGCGAAAATCTTCCCATAAATGTGGCGATAATTTTTCCCACGTTTGAAGTATTATTTGTTCCCATCGTGAATCTTGTATAGCAGCCATTCAATCACCTACTTCAAACGTACAATCAAATAATTTTTAGGAATCTTATACTGGCTAGATACATCGATAGTTTTAACAAATTCTGCAGGTGACTTAAATAATAAGTTTCCTCCTGTTAAACTATCAAAAATACCAATATGTGTAATATCTCCCCAGTTTTCTCCGGCAATCGGAAACAAAATATCCGCACTGTTAGATGTTTGCCCATCGGTAGGAGCAATAAAGGTAATTGTCTGCCTTGTATAGCTAGGTTGTGCTACCTCCGCACCATTATTAAATAAAGCGACATAAACGGGTGTTGTTCTTAAATTGTCCGTTAACACCTTGTTTTTCAAGTAGATACTCATATGATTCATCCGTTAACACCTCCCGTGATTGCAACCTCATCATCACCAATAGGGATATTGACATTACTACCATTTACCAATAAGTTTTTGTAGTCAAGGACACCTTCACTATCAATAATGATTCCTCCAATTCGCGCATAGCTAACAAAAGATTGATTAAACGCAATCCCTTGCAGGTATTTCTTGACATTTTCTTTTATATTTTCGATAACACTTTGTTCTGTGTAACCTTCAGCAACCGTTAAATTTGCGGTGATATTGATTGGCACCCCAATTGCACTAGAAACATTTAAGTCCTCCACGCCGAATGGCATTTCTTCACTGATATGGTGGTAAACAGCTTGAACCAATTCATCACTTGCGGGCTGTTTATTGCTGTCGATGATGACAATTTTCATCGTTAATGGGCCATTGAAACGTGGAAACACCTTAGCATCACCAACACCAGTAACTTCCTTGGCCCATTCTAGATAATGATATTTATTACCAGCTTTACCGGGGCGCTGAAGCTTATCATAATAGCGCTGTATTAGATTGCTATCACTTTCAGCTTCATATCCATTCGTTACTGGTTCTGGGTTGTAAACGTCAATCAGTCCACTAATGCTGACTGGAAATCTTGTAATGCTCATGGTAGTTACATTTCCAATGGTTCCAAAATTCT